AGATTAGAGAATTGCGGCAAATCATCCATGAATTGCAGCATGACGTAAACAAGCAGAAGTCCTTGATCAACAAGCTGAAGAACAAGGAAAATAACCAATAACTTCACATAACAGCAGTAGTACATAGTAAAAATATGAAAACACCAAAACCAAAACAGGGGCTTTATGCCAACATCCACGCCAAGAAGAAACGTATCGCCGCAGGTAGCGGAGAGAAGATGAACCGAGTTGGCAGTAAGAACGCACCAACGGCAAAAGCATTCAAGCAATCAGCAAAGACAGCAAAGCCAACAAAAAAGAAATGAGATTCCACGCACTAGGATTGCCGCACACAGTCACAAGCAAGGAGTTTAATGCCTGTGCCTACACCCAGAAGGTGGTTAAGTTTGGCAAGATGATGACCAATCGGGGGCATGAAGTGATACACTACGGGCATGAGGACAGTCTTCTAGGCTGTACGGAACACGTTAGTGTCCTGACTAATGAGGACTTCACCAAGAGCTATGGTAGCCATGACTGGCGCAAGACGTTCTTTAAATTCAACACAAGCGACCATGCATACCAGACGTTCTATGCCAATGCCATTAGGGAGGTAGGAAAGCGTAAGCAGAAGAATGACTTCATCCTTCCGTTCTGGGGTAGCGGAGTCAGACCCATCTGCGATGCCCATCCAGACCTGATCTGCGTTGAACCGGGGATTGGGTATGCGGGTGGGCATTGGGCGCGATGGAAGGTGTGGGAGAGCTATGCCATCTACCATGCGTTCTGTGGCATGGGTGCAGTGGGAAGATGCCAGCAGGATAACTATTCCGTGGTGATCCCAAACTATTTTGATATCGATGATTTCGTCTTCAATGACCAGAAAGAAGACTACTTCCTCTATTTAGGCAGGGTCTACTCTGGCAAGGGGGTTGATATCGCAATCGATGCAACGCGCAGGGCTGGAGTTAAATTGATTGTAGCGGGTCAGAAGGAAGCTGGGTATACATTCCCACCTCACGTCGAATATGTTGGCTACGCTGACGTTCCTAAGCGAAAAGAACTCATGTCTAAAGCCAAGGCATCCTTCCTTCCATCACAATACGTCGAACCATTCGGTGGGGTGCAGATCGAGAACCTGCTATCTGGAACACCAACCATCACGTCTGACTGGGGATCCTTTGCAGAGAACAACCTGCACGGGGTCACTGGCTACAGGTGTAGGACGATGGGTGACTATGTCGATGCAATCAACAACATTGACCGCATCAAACCATTAGACTGCCGCACGTTTGGTGAGAACTTCACACTTGAGAAGGTTGCACCGAGGTACGAGAAGTATTTTCAAGACGTGCTAGACGTGTACAACGGGGCAGGATGGTATGCTGAAGGCAACGGAATCGATGCAATGACAATGACTTACCCATCCAATGACTAGCAAACCTTGTGACAAATAGTGGGTAGTATTTGTCACAAAAACAATATGAACGATACAACAGAAGAGATAGACAAGATAACCAATGAGCGTGACAGATGGAAGGACTGCGCTACCAAGCTAGTAGAGTCATCGGGTTGGCATGACCTGTGGCCCCAAGCAGTTGCACACTACAGGAAACTGAAGGAGGAACTGAAATGAGTGACTACAAGTTTGAATCGGAGTACTGGGGAGACTGCTGCAATACATTCGATGAAGACCAGAAGCACTATGTCTACGCTCGATTCATGGGACTGCATCAGGTGGGATACGGGTTCAGTTTGTCAGGCAAGTCAGTGCTGGACATTGGAGGAGGCCCAACGTCCATGCTGTTAAAGGCAAAGGGACTTGGCAGGGCATTGGTGGTGGATCCGCTCCAGTATCCACAATGGACTTACGCTCGTTACCATGAGCATGGTGTTGAATGTCTGGTGATGCGAGGTGAGGACGTTGTGGAAGAGGGGTTCGATGAGTGCTGGATTTACAATTGCCTTCAGCATACGGATGACCCTGCGCTAATCATCCGCAACGCACTGCGAGCAGCGAAGGTGCTTCGCATATTTGAATGGGTTGATATCGAACCACATGAAGGTCATCCTCAGATGATAACTAAAAAGATGCTTGACGAGAGTATAGGTAGTGAAGGAAAGTTAGTCCACCTAGCTGAAGCAGGTTGTTTCGGTTTGGCATACTTTAACATACATACAAAATGAAATTAACTACACCATACGAGCAGTTTGTGCAGTCCATCGTTAAGCCGGGGCATGATATCCTTGTCCAGCTAACACCTCTTCAGGCATCCATCCTCCACATGGCAGTGGGAGTGAGTGGCGAAGCGGGTGAGTTGCTAGATGCAATCAAGAAACACGCAGTGTACCAGAAGCAACTGGACTTCGACAACGTGCGTGAAGAGGCAGGAGATATCCTGTTTTATCTGACTGGCCTGTTGAACGAGCTAGGTCTAACGATTAACGAGTGCATGGAAGCTAACGTCGAGAAGCTGTCGAAGCGTTACCCTGAGAAGAGGTACACTAATGCAGCGGCAATCGCACGGGTAGACAAGCTAGACGTGATTGAGGAACAAGCTGTGTTGAAGGATGACGATGACTTGGCAGACATCAAAGTCGAGCGCACCTGTCGCATCGATGATCCAGAGTGTGAGTCCTGCCAATAAGGTGTCATATATGGGATATATCATAGGCTATATCGTGTTAGCGTTCATTATATTGTATGTTGTGTACGATGGTCTGAAGGGTGACGAATGAACACTCTGGAACACTACATTGAATATAAGAGACTTAACGCAACCAAGGTAATGAACGCACTGCAACTGAACGGAATCATCTCTGACGAGTGCATCTTTCCAGATGATGTTAGGGATTCTGGTCAGGCAGTCTACTGGTTGGAAGACCATATGGGAGAAATAAATAGATCATGAACTGGGACGAATACGCATTGTCGATAGCGGAAGTGGTAGCCAAGAAGAGCAAAGACCCTTGGAGGCAGGTTGGTGCTGTGTTGTTGCGGCATGACAACACTGTTGCGGCTTGCGGATACAACGGATTTCCACCGCACATGGAGGAGGATTGGAGTTGCAGGGAAAAGCGTAGGAATTACGTTGTCCATGCAGAGCAGAACGCATTGCGCCACGTTAAACCATTGGAGTGCTATCTACTGGCATCAACGACATTGCCATGTAACAACTGCTTGAAATCACTTGCATCGTATGGGATCAAAAGGATAGTCTATCGTGAGACTTACCCAACTGATGAATCTACCACCATGCTTGCAGCGGAATTCAACATTGCTTTAATAAACGTATGACAAAAGAAGAACTCTGGAAAGTGTACAGCAACAAGAACCCATCGTTCAACGGACGTGGAAACGTAACCATGTCTGCGAAGGGACTTCGTAAGTTGTTCGATACGACTTGGGATGTTGCAATGTACGATGGAGAAGAAGAAGGTAAAGACGAACCAAGATCATATCATAGCACCAGCACTGGTGTGGATGCATTGAAGAGTATCTTTGGAATGAAATGAACGAGCCAAACATAGCGCAGAAGGCGATTAGATTTGTGAAGAGTGCAGCGGCATTCGTCAGAGCGGGTATGCCCATACGGAATAAAGAGCAGATCGAGGAGAGATTACTGATTTGCAACCAGTGTGTTCACTACGATGCCACGGCATTTAGTGGTGCTGGAAAATGCGGTGTTTGCGGATGCAACATGGAGATAAAAGTAGTTATGGACACTGAGAGATGTCCATTGGAGCATTGGGAATGACAAGAGTAGAAGCGCAAAGGAAATCAAATGAGGACTATGTGTGTGGACGCATCTCAAAAGAGGAGTGGAATTTTCAGTTTGAAGAACTAGGAAACGTGAGAGTTTGGAGTAAGGATGGTAAAATTCACCAACTAAAGGAGGAACATGAAAGACTCAGATCAGATAACGGAACTACAAAACAAAATTGATAAATTGGTTGATACATACATTGCAGAGTTCGACCTGCCACTGGCAAGCATGATTGGAATCTTGCAGGTCAAGATCCATGAGTTGATTGAGAATTCGATGAGTTACGAGGACGAGGAAGATGAGGAGGACGAGGAATGAAATACAATCGCATAGATCAACTTGGGATCGTGATCACGGAGAACCCAATTGAGCATATTGAGTTTGATGTACTAGATAAAGCATTGAAAAACAGCGGAATAGATGCAGATAAGTTTAACGAATACTTTGGAATGCAAACCTGCTATGAGAAAGGATTGTATCCGTGGGACGTTGAGCCAGTCTTGGAGAGAATGATGAGCGGAAAACTAACAGGAACGCAGTTGTACTGGGATTAATATATGAGCAAAGTAGATACATTTATGATGGAAGCATTGGACGAGATGTTCAAGCGGGTTGGATTTGAAGGATTCGATAGAGAATTCACACACCAAGAGAATTGGTATTCCAAAAAAAGTTGGAGCAATGAAGAGTTTGAGAAATATAAAGAGTGGTTTGTGAATAGATTTGCCAAAGTATTCAGAAGCAGTAAGAAGGCTGGGGAGAAGGAGTTCGCTTGGTTCAATCTGATGTACGGGTGGAAAGTGAATGAATAAACCCGCGTCAGTTTTACAGGCAATTAACATTGCCACAAAGATACGAATTGAGGCAGAAAAGGATGATATCAATGGGATCATCTATGCCGCTCAGTTTATATTGACAAATCTGACGGATTCTCAGAAAAAGTTGGTTACACTGGATGAAAAGGTGGCTAGGCAGACTGTGTTAAACTTCGTTCAGCACTTGTTGAAACACGATCAGTTTGAAGCGGCAGCAACGATTCTGTGGGGTTCTGGAGTGTACGATTGGAGGCCACAGAGTGCAGCGGATACATGGAGGTGTTTGTTTGAGAATGACAAGTTGTTAGTTCAAGGCGCAGGAGCGATGGGCAAGACGTTCAATGCTGCTGCGTGGTTTTTATTGGATTGGATGCGAGATCCAGAGTACACCTGTATCAAAGTTGTTTCGCTCACCGAGGCACACGCGCAGAGAAACGTATTCGCTGCAATCAAAAACTTCTACCGCACTGCATTGGTTAGACCAGAGTACGAAGGTAGCGAAGATTTGGTGAAGTCAATTCAAGCCAATGACGATGACAAGAACGGGATCCACTTGGTTGCAGTACCGAAAGGTGATAGCGGAACTGGTACGCTCCGAGGGTTTCACCCATCCCCAAGGCAAAAGCCAGATCCTAAGTGGGGGCAAATGAGTAGGACACACGTTGTACTTGACGAAGCTGAAGAGGTTCCCGCTGGTGTTTGGGAGGGTCTGCAAAACATCCTGTCTGCTGCTGATACAAAAGATTCCAAGGGACGCATCAAGATTTTCGGAGCGTCGAACCCGAAGGACAGGAATAGTGAATTTGGGAAGAGGTGCGAACCAATACGAGGTTGGCAGAGTGTAGACTGCGAGGAAGACTTTGAATGGGAAAGTAGGGAGGGATGGCACGTTTTGAGGTTAGACGCTGCTAGGTGCGAGAACGTGCTGGAGAAGGAGATTGTGTTCCCCGGCTTTCAGTCCTACGAGGGCTACATGGCATACGAGTCAAAGGGTAGGACTGCCGAATACTACACAATGGCCCGTGGATTCTTCCCGCAGGAAGGCATATCGATGGCAATCATAACTCCTGCCATGATGGACAACGCAATGGGTAGCTTGCGGTTTATTGGCCCTGTAGTGCCTCTAGCAGCGTTCGATTTGGCGTTGGAGGGGCGAGATCAAGTTGTCTGCTCTTTCGGGCGATACGGACTTTGCGATGGTTGGACTCCACGGGACGGACAATTCCGTGAATTCAAAAAGCCAAAGACGTGTTTGCAACTGGATTCACAAATGCAGTTCCCGAAACTAGCGACATTAGAGCAGACCGCAGAGATTATCCGATTTGCAAAGGAGATGAGGATCGGCGCAAACTGGCTATGTGTTGATAGAACTGGAAACGGAGCAGGAATCCACGATGCGTTGCGTTCCTTGTACGGGAGTGAGGTGATGGGAGTCAATTATTCATGGGCTAGTTCCGAAACCCATATCTTGGGAGATGACACACAACGAGCAAATGAGTTGTACTCTGGAGTTGTTACTGAACTGATTTTCGGACTAGCAAAGTACCTAGAGTTTGAGTATTTAAAAATCTCACCGAGCTTCCGTACCGAGGAGTTGGTTCGTCAGGCAACTTCGCGCAGATACAAACAGCAGGGGCAGGGTCTTGTACGAGTTGAGAGCAAGGGAGACTTCGTTAAACGGACTAGGCAAAATAGTCCTGACGCACTCGATTCCCTGTCCCTGCTGGTCTACCTCATGCGTCAACGGGGTGGAGTTGTTGCTACGATGACCGAACCGAAACCAGAAAAGTTTGTTTTCCAGAAAAAACATACTGGAATTGAAAGTTATGAATTCGTGGATTTCAGTAATTGACTTGCTAAATTTAACAAAATTGATAAATAAAACAAGTTTTTCCTTGCAAACATTACAAAACTGACGTAAAACTCAAAAATTCATGGCAAAACCGATAATTGGAATGATCCCGCCGGGGGGTTGGCATTACTACGATGGTGATGCAAAACTCACTGGTCATAGCTATGACAATCTTCTTGAGGTTGTCACGAATTTTCGCGCCGAAAACCATTTGCCAGTTGGTGACGTTGAGGGCGATGTCAATTCGTACATCTGTAGCAAGAACCCAAACTTCTGCCACGGAGTTGATATGGTAGTTGTAACATCTGTTAATACTCCTAGTCAAAAGACAGAATTGCTAAACGACATTACGATCTGGGCTAAAAATGTTATCAATTCTTCAAAAGAAGTAGCACTTGTATCCAGTGAGTTAGCAGAGCAACGCGCAAAGATTTGCCTTAACTGCAAGCAGAACGTGCAGTGGAAAAGCGGTTGTGGTGCTTGCGTAAAGGCAACGGATAGATTAAGTGCTAGTATTAGACAAGCGAAAGAAACCAAGACATCCAAAGCACTAGGTGGTTGCTTGTTGCTACGTCACGATAATAAGTCCGCAGTTTTCATGTCCCGCGACAGCATTTCCCCGTCAGAAAATTTGCCAGTAGATTGCTGGCTAAATCTCAAATAATATGGCAGATACAACCAAACCAATTCCAGCAGAAGTCACAAACGTCTACGCATCGAAAGCCGCGCGGATTATGAAACCCTCTGACAAGCAGAGGATCTCTGAGCTTGAGATTGTTGACGATAACGCCACTGGTGACGTTGTAAATCCTGACACATTGCAGGTTAAGCGGACGTTTAAAGACTGCCAGCAAGCGCATTCTGCATATCGCAGGTTGAAACAACAGAATGTGGAGAGAAACCGCAAGAACCAACTTATTCAGAAGAAGCTAAACAATGAACCTCCGTACAGTGCAAAAAAACTGGAAAGCATGGGTCAGAATTGGCGTAGCAATCGCCCAACTGGGTTTTTGTCTACGATGGTTAGCCGTTTACAGCCACCATTTAAACAAGTAATTGAGCAGTCACCAACGCTTACCTATTCAAAATATCCGCTAGAGGGAGTCAGCGAAGAACACAAGACTAAAGTGTTCCGCGAAGAGATCACAAAATGCATCAGGGGTTGGAAAGGGCATGATGATCTGGTTGCACAAGTCACGCATGAGAATACGACATTTGGTTTTTGTGCTGTGTGCTGGGATGACGTTCGTGATTGGAAACCAGAGTTTCTGCGCCAAGATTATACGTTCTTCAGCATAGAAACCCCACAGGAAGCGGATTCAACGCCGATTTGGGCTAGGAAGCGTCGATACCAGATCGCTGAATTACTTCCAGTACTTGAACAACCAAGACTCTCTGCACTTGCAGGTTGGCAAATCAACAACCTTGTCAAAGCAATCAACAACGCAACCCCCGCTGGAAGAACTCTTGATTCTGACGATGATGCTCGACGCTACGAGGACTGGATGCGAGAAGGATCCTATGGTGCAAGCTACGAAAACGATGCAAAATACGTTGAGCTAGGTGAGTTGCTCATCAAAGAACCAACTGGTAAAATCTCACGCTATTTGTTCGATGATAAGAGTGGAGATGAAATCTGCACACAATTGGATAGATACAACAGAATGTCGGATACAATCGCCCTATTCTCTATCGAGATTGGATCTGGTGCGTTGATGTCTTCCCGTGGTGCAGGACGAGATTTGTATAACACGCATATTGCTATCGACAAGGCTAGAAATCTCATTGTCGATAACTCATATTTGCGCGGGATGCTATTACTTAAGAAAGGCCCAACCGCTAAAACAGGCATTCCTCCGCTTCAAGTAATGCATCCCGTAGCATATGTCGCGGAGGGATATGACGTGGTTCAGTCCGCAATCCCCGCTGACGTGGAAGATTTCATTAAGTTGGATCAATTTATGTCTGGCTTGGCTGAGATTCAGATGGGAACTTTCCTGCCAAGTAGCGTAATGAACATTACCGGGGGAGACAAAACCGCTAGTGAAGTAAACCGCATTGCTGCTGTTGAAAATCAGATCCGCGAAGGCATCCTGATGCGTTGGGTTAAGCAGTATTCCAAGGCAGTCGAGCGTATGCAACGTGGAATTTGCCATCCAGAACACGTTAAAGCCGCATCTGAGCTAAAAACGCAGATTGATTTTGCTCGTTTGCAGAATCCTAACGCAATGTGGGCTAAAAAAGAGGTTGTAGAAGCGTTTGAACAGGCACAATCCGAGATTCCATCGTTCTTAGTGCCATTTGAAATCCCTAGACACCTCGATGAAGAAGCAGTTTCATGCGTTTTGTCCATGTTGGAGCGCAATTTGCCTCCTAGCGACATACTTTTAATGGCATTCTCTCCAGCAGAGGAACTTTTACCTCAAACCGAGGGTCAAGATGCGGCAATCCTTGATCTTCTGATCCAACGCTACACTGGCAACCCTCAAATTAACCAAGATGAGTTGATGAAGTTGGATTGGTCACGCAAAGTCGGTGAATCCATTGCTAACCAAGTCATTCTTCCTAAAGATCAGGTTGAGGCAGTGGCAATCGAAGCGACACGCGCACAGATTATCGAACTTCAGAGCATAATTTCTGGTGAGGACATTCCAGTTTCTCCACGGGACAACGATATTGTTCACATCCAGACAATCATGGAGAAGCTATTCCCGCTCATTGCATCTGCTCCAGCAGGGTCTATGCCTCCAGAGATGATTAAACCCCTACAATCGGCAGTACAGCACTTTATTGGTCACGTCCAGAACGCTGAAGCGAAGGGTGCAGACAAGAGGCAGATTGCCGAGTACAAGAAGGCAGTTTCTGAAGCAATTACTCATCTCACAGCAGGACAAGCACCAATTTCCGAGGGTGATTTATTTCCAGCAGCAGCAGGTGGTGGAGGTGGAGGAGGTGGACGTAGACCATCGACTGCACAGGCTACCGCAATGGGAGAGGCAGTTGGAACATCAAACCCTTCACAAACTAACGCAGTGAATCAAATCGCTGCACCACCAAAACCAACAACAGCAGGATAATATTATGCCAGACCGAGCCAAAATGATTAGCCAACTTGCTTCCAAAGCAAAAATGGATCCATCGTCCGCAGTAAAAGAAAAAGACGCTAAACTTATGAAAAAAGTTGAACCTCTTCCAACGCCTAAAGACAAAGAAGCGGAAGTTGAAGACTTGCTTTCTGAATCTGAAAAGGAAATGGAAAAGAAAGCAGAGTATTCCGCAAAAGAAAAAGCAAATTATGATCGCATCGAAAAACAAGGAATGAGCGACCAAGGCATCGTATCTCCAGAGCAATTGGTCGAAGCTGGCAAAAAGGCTTACCGAAAAGTTAAATCTAAAGTTAAGTCGATGATGGAATAAAATATATTAATAAATAAATATGAAATGGGAAGAATCTGACGCATCACGTCTGCGGGACTACGATAAAAAAACAGGGAGTCGATTGCGTTTATATTTACGCAGTCGAATTCCTTTCATAACGGAATGTTCCGTCGAAGGAGTTGCAATGCAAGCCATGTTGAAACAAGGTTTTGAGATGGCATTGCGAGAAATCGAGGATTGTGTAGACGCTTCTCAGGATAGCACTGATCCCAGTGCAGGGAACTACACGTCGATGTGACGGAAAAAGTACCTAGTATTTACGTCAAATTATATGGCAGAAATCAAACCAAGGTTCAGCAAAACAATCACTAACAAGGCAACTGGTCGAACGAGGACAGTTGAATACGGGCAAGCGGGAAAAGCCAAGGATGGAAAGGATCGTATTCGACCCGGCACATCGAAAGGTGACGCATATTGCGCCAGAAGCGCAAACATTAAAGGTGATTGGAAAGATGATCCGAATTCACCAAATAATTTAAGCAGGAAAAAATGGAAGTGCCGTGGAGAGAAGTCAATGAAGTAAATCAACAACCAATTAATAAATCTATGGAAAACGAAAACGAAAAAGCAGAATCCAGTGTTACTGGATACGGAAACCCATCATTGGACGCAGATCCGATTGATGAATCAACTGAAAATCAAATCGATGCACTACTTGACGCTGCACTAAGCGGAGTTGAGCCAGTGTACGCAGAGGAACCTGTCGAAACGGAAGAAATTGAACCAATCGAGGAACCAGAGCAAGAGGTTGCTGAATCCACGGAACCTACAGAGACTACAGAAGCACCTGTAACTCCAGAAGTCGAACTGGATCCAGAAATTGCTTCAATCGAGCAACCTCGCAATCTGTCGGAGGTTAATCGTTCTAACTGGCGAAAACTTCAAGAAACGGCAAGCACCTACAAAAAACAAGCCGAGGAGACAGAGCAACTGCGTCAACGT